AGCCATACATAAAACTACGGAGGCCCCGTTATGCCGGAGCCTCCGTTCCTGAATTACCTGATCCGAATTAGGCGGCCCACCGCACGTCATCCATCCAGACGACGGCCGTCGATCGCAGCTTCGCCCAGTTGATGTACCGCTCGCAGCGGATCGCCATGCTGTTGGTCTGGAACATCGACACCAGCGCGGATCCGGTCGGCCCACTCGGCGAACCCAAGGCACCCGTCTCCATCACCGGCTGATCGTCCATCTCGAGCGACGCTTCGCGCGAGATGTCCACGGTGAACCCACCGTCATCCGCCAACGCGACCGACGGCGCATGCACCAGCAGCACTTTGTTGTTCGCCGGCGTGTGGCTGAACAACAGGTACTGCGAGGTGATGACCGGGATCCCCTGCCACGTCCCACCGCTCACATTGATGGTCGGGAAGGCGAGCGCGCCGAGCGAATCGCGCATCAGCGACAACTGCAACGCGACGGTGTTCGGCATGATCCAGACGCACTCGGCGACGTTGAGGTTGTTGCCGATCATCGCGTTGAAGAACTGCGCGATGTCCGTCGTGACGTTCGCCAGTGACGTGCCGCTGTCGTTCAGATTCGTCACGCCGTTCGTGATCGAGGCCGGCGAGACGTTGGCGACCGCCGCTTTGCTCGGATCGACGAAGTCGATGTCCATCCGCTCCTGCAACGCCCTGGCGATTTCCCGACGCACCATCATCTCCGCAGACGGCGAGGAGAAGCGTGCGAGTTCATCCGTGATCGAGATGATCGCCGCAACCTTCGCCCAATACAGATTCGTCGAAAACGTGCCGAAGCGAGTCAGCGGCTTAGCCTTGCCTTCACCGACCCAGTACCCCGTCGCGCCCGAGTTTTGCCCGGTGATGCGCGTGTTAAACGGCACCGACGTCAGACCAGGAATCCGGCCGAGCAACGTCTGCGGACGGAGCCAATCAACGAATTCAGACGAGGGCGTCACATTGACCAGCGGCTTGGCGAAGAGGTTGTCCTGCGTACTACCGGCGGCGATGTTGTCCTTGATCAACCACTGAATCCGAGGATTGTCCGGATAGTGGGTCTTCGCGAGTTCCAGCGCGGACACGCCGTGCTTGAGCGCCGCCATGCGGCAAATGATGTAGCGGGCGAATTCGATTCCTGGCTCCAGGTTCGACTTCACTTCCACGCGAGAGACGTTCTGGCGCGAGGTGTCTCGGACGTCGACATCGGCCGCCTTTGCATAGACGGGACGCGCGAGCGCGGCCTGTGCGGCTTCCTTCGCCTTGAGCCGTGTCACTTTGCCGGTGAGCGCTGTCACCGTCTCGGTCAACGCATCACGCTCGTGGAGTTCGTCGGCTTCGAGCGTGCCATCGGCGCCTTCGCGTGTATCGAGTTCGTCGAGGCGCGCGGACTTCGTGGTGAGTTCGGCAATCGCCGCGGTGACCTGTTCGGAGATGTTCGGAGTCATGCGCGCATCCTTCTGCGTGCAACGGCCCACGTCGGCAGGCGAGGAAGTGGAGCGCCGCGCATCAGCGCCCGACAGGGCAGATGCCGACACAGATTTAATGAAGGCGATCGAGGCGTCTTGATTTGCGGGAATCGTCACCGCCGAGAGTTCCAACCATTCCCACTTCAGAAACCGCTGGCCGCCCCACGGATCTTTCGGGTTGAGCGGTTCCATCTCGAGCGCATTGAATCCGATCGAGAGCCCGCGCACGAGCCCCGCTTTGATCAGTGTCCAGGCGCGATCGATTTCAGGGAGGCCGATGTTCTTGGCAATCTGCGCGCGAATCTTGATCCCGCTCTTCGTCACCGTGGCGCTGAGGACATGCCCGATCGGCTGATCAGGTTTGTGCTGCCAGAGCAACGGCATCGGCAGCTTGAAGACGGCCCCGGCCGACTCGATCACGTCGCCGACGCGATCCACTTCTGGCGTGGACGCGGTGCCTTCAATGAGGCGCTGATCCTCGTCGACCGACTTGAGCGTCAGGAGGCTATAGGCGCGCTGATTCACCGTAAGCGTAAGGCTACGGTCAACAGGCGGCTAGTCTGTATTTTTAGGTTTTTTTGCCAGTTCTCGGCGGATCACTTCAGGGACGCTCACGTCTTCACGGAGGGCTTGCCGGCAGTATTCGTCCAACTGTCGAGATGGGAGGGTCAAGGTGACCTTTGAGGACGGATCGTGTGGATCCAGGGCGGGACGTCCTGCCATTACTGGGCTCCCCCAAGAATGATCATGTCGTACGTCGGCAGCTTTACGGAGTTGTTGCGCTCCATGACATCGATCGCCATAACCAGGGCCGCCACGCCGTCGATCCGTTCCGTGCTGACCTTCTTGGAAATTTTCAGGTTCCCTGTGGCATCGGTTTCCACTGATACGTTACTGACGCACCAGCGCAACACCGGATGACCGTCATGTCTGAGCGTGCGCGAGAGGATGGCCTTCTCGAGTGCCTTCGTTGGCGCTGAGAGGCTCGAGAAGCCCTGCCGCATAGGCACACAAGTAAAGCCGTCCTGTTCACTGAGGCGGGTCACGAGATCGGTCGCATTCCACGGGTCATATGCGAGTTCGCGAACATCAAACTCCGCGCTCCAGTCTTTCAGTGACTGGCGGATGTACTCGTAATCGACCACGTTGCCTGGTGTCGCCGTCAGAAAACCGTCTCGCGACCATTGGTCGTACGGAACACGATCCCGTGTCACGCGTTCCTTAATCGAGTCCTTCGGGACAAAAAATTCCGCCAAGACATCGAACCCGTCGTCATCAGGGAACACGCCAACCTTGGCCGACAAGTCCTTCGTGCTGGACAGGTCAAGGCCCACGTAACAGCGACGGCCTTTAAGCGATGAACGATACTCAGCGCGCGTCATGCGGAGACCACGCAGCACGCATCCCACGCCGGCATCTGGATCCAGCGCGACGCCTGCTCCGTCCACTGATTGAGGTACAGCCGCCGAAAGACGTTTTCCTGGGCTGGGATTTCCTTGGCCCGCGCAGCAGCAATGCGCATTTCCTCGAGGCTGCGGAAATCACCGAGTGCCGGGTTCGCTTTCTTCCACACCTTTTCGTCGGTCCAGTCTGAATCAATGGGCGCTTCAAACAAGAGCGGCAGAAATGTGGGGTCCAAAGACGGATTCTCGTGCACCTTCATCGCGTGCGAATAGAGTTCCCAGAGGATGGAATGCCGATCAAAACCAGCCGTGCTGATCGCGAGCGTCAGCGGTTGCGATCTGGCGCCTTGCGACGTCGTCAGGACATCCCAGAGTTCGCGACTCTCAGCCGCGTGGAGCTCGTCGTAGATCACGACGGAGGCGTTGAACCCGTGTTTGGAATAGGCTTCCGCGCTGATGGCGCGGTAAAAACTGCCGCTCTTGCGATGGATGATCCGCTTCTGGGAATCGACAATCTCGACCTGGGCGAAGAGTTCCGGATCGTTCCGGATCATCTGCGCCGCCACGTTGAACACCAGCGACGCCTGATCCTTGTCCGCAGCGGCGCTGTAGACTTCCGCGCCGATCTCGCCGTCAAAGAGCAGGAAGTACACCGCGAGCGCGGCGGCCATCTCCGTCTTGCCGTTCTTCCTGGGCAGCATCAGCAGACAGGTCCGGTACTGGCGCCGGCCGTCCTTCCGCGTCTTGAACAATCGTTTCAGGATGGCGACTTGCCACGGACGCAGATCGAACGGCTGGCCGGCGAACGGGCCTTTCGTGTGGGTGAGTTGGTTCACCAGGCGGATGGCGCGCGCGGCGTGCGTTTCGGTCTTCATACGCGCCACCGTCGCCTGGCCTGACAGAATCGAGCAGACCAGCGCCACCAGTGTGGACAGCCGTTATTCCCGCCACAGGTCCAGAGGCGCCTACGCACAGACGGCCTCGCCGACCTTGACGGCCGTCTGTCCGGTGAAGACTTCCCAGCGATCGATAATGCACTGGCAACACGCTGGCGCAATGTCCATCGCGTAGCAGCGCCGTCCGAGTTGTTCTGCAGCGATCACTTGCGGGCCAGTCCCTGCGAACGGGTCGTACGCGATCTCTGTAGGCAGGAGATGTTTGATGATCGGCGTGCTGAATAATCCGACCGGCTTCGGTGTCGACTGGTTGAACTCTTTCCGCTCAGCCTGCGTCACCGACGCGATCTCCCAGACCGTCGTCTGCGTGCGCTCCCCTTTACCGAGTCCGTAGTCTGGGGGCT